TTACAAAAACTTACTGAAGGTATTGTTTCACGCGATATGAGTAAGGAAGGTGCTGCTCTCCTCAATAAATGGGAGAAAACAGGTCTTCTTGAAGGTATTCAAGGTGACAATGCTAAAAATAACATGGCACGATTACTTGAAAATCAAGCCAAAGAGCTTCTACGAGAAGCTGCTTCAACGATGAATGGTGGTGATGTCGAGGGCTTTGCAGCCGTTGCATTCCCAATTGTTCGTCGCGTATTCGGTTCTTTAATCGCTAACGAGCTTGTTAGCGTACAGCCGATGAGTCTGCCCAGTGGTCTCATCTTCTTCCTTGACTTTACGTTTGCTGCAGATGCTGCAGGTGGACGATTGGGTCTTGGTAGTGGATCTCTCTACGGTGGTGGAGTCATTGGTCAGCAGGTAACAGGTGGTGTTGACTTGGGTGATCATAAGGATGCAGGCCGCGCCGATGGTGCAGGTCAGTTCTATGATCTCGTCAATGGTTTTTCTTCACCGACTGCAAGCTATACTACTGCTCAAACTGGAAAGATTACCTGCCTATTCTCTGGTACCTATGGTGCGCAACATGGAGATACAGCCGTCAATGGCGGTATCGGCATGGGTAGTTCGGTACAGGGCACAACCAAAGAACAGATTGATCATGTATATCGTGTTTTGCAATATGACCCGGCATTTGTGTCAGGTACAACTAAATTTGCAATTGGTACGTTGAACGTTGACACCCTGACAGGTTCCAACACCAGCACTACCTACAATAAAGATGATCTTGTTGCTATTCACTTGGGTGTCACCGGTACAGAAACCCACATCCGTCGACTGACTCAGTTCAGTGGCGCTGTTGGTGCTGTTCCATCACGTAGCTCTGCAGGACTTCTGGTTGTTATTGCAACCGATACAGGCACAAAGCACGTTGGTGCAAACGCTTGTCGTATGGCCTTAGAGGATCATACTGGCGGCCACACTTTGGCATTCCCAATTATCGACAACTTTAACGGTAGTCCAAAAGCTCCCGATGGCAGCTCCATTGGTGCAGTTGTTGGTGCAGATGACTGGGGTCTTGAGAATAATACTAATATTCCCGAGATTAACCTTAAGGTCGACTCGGTATCCGTCACGGCGGTCACTAAAAAGCTTAAAGCTAAGTGGACACCGGAACTTGGCCAAGACCTTAATGCTTACCACAATTTGGATGCAGAGGTAGAACTCACTTCAATTCTTTCTGAGCAGATTGCTCTTGAAATTGATCGTGAAATTCTCGAAGATCTTGTACGCGGTAGCAACGCTGCTACTTACTACTGGTCACGCTCCCCCGGATTGTTCGTGGATAAGTTAACTGGCGTTGAAAAAGGTGCCGCATCTGCTGCTCCCGACTTCACCGGTACCGTTTCCGAGTGGTACGAGACCCTAGGCGAAACCATCAATGATGTTTCCGCCCAGATTCACCGTAAAACTCTACGCGGTGGAGCCAACTTTATTGTAACCTCTCCAGAGGTTGCTAATATTCTTGAGTTCACTAGTGGATTCCGAGCTAACGTCACTCATGACGACAGCAAAGGTACCGCTGGTACGCAACAAGTTGGTTCTTTGAGCAAGCGTTATGACGTATATGTTGATCCTTACTTCCCACGAAACGTTGTTCTTGTGGGACGCAAAGGTAGCAGCTTCTTAGAGAGTGGCTATGTTTACTCTCCTTATGTGCCGCTGCAAGTCACTCCTACCATCTTTGGTACGGAAGACTTCGTGCCACGTAAGGGCGTCATGACTCGATATGCCAAGAAGATGGTTCGACCGGATATGTACGGTCTTGTTATCTGCCGCGGCCTGTTGGGTGAAAGTGGTGCTACTAGCTAGAATTAGCTAACAGATTGTAATCAATCATGGATTAGCCTTGGCTCTTAATTGGGTCAAGGCTTTTCTTTTTTTAATGGGAAAATCGACTGCCTTAACTTGATTCTGCCTCTATTTATGTGACCCATGTTTTTGACATGATTATAAATGGCGACAAGCCAAGGGAGGGTTTATAAAATGGGTTCAAAGAGAATAGGTCTTGCGAGAACGCAAGCACTAATAGAGGCTTTAAAAAGAGAATTAAATATGAGCGGCACGACATTTTCAGCCGCTACAGTAACCGGTAAGAGTCAATTGTTGGGAGGATCCGGAGCCGTTTCCGGTTCCACAACGGCTCCTACTACTAAAATTACTGATCTTAACGGAGAATTTATTACTACAATCACAATGGACTTGACACATTTAAGTTCAAGTGGTGATGATGGTAAAATTGTTGGAAACGAAGAGGCAGCAGAAGATGGTACTGCTCCTGCATATCTGCTTAAATGGAATGAAGATACGATGGGTGTAGCTTACAAGGTGGAACTATCTTGTATAGAGCTACCGGCCGGAAATGGTACATTCTTAGACTTCAATTTGGAAACAGATGACGCAGAGTTGGAAGCTGGCGGCGATCCATCAACCAACAACGCGGTTATTTTGGAGATGAATGGCAATATTGCCAAGAATCAAACTGTACAAGTTTTATCTTGCAGCATTGGAGATGACCAGTTCCTTTATCTTACTAATGGAGCAGCTCCCGGTGCGACTGGGGATGCCCAATATAGCGCTGGCATGTTTGTTATAAAATTCTATGGACATCCAGAACTTTCGTAATTTAAAATAAAATATATATATTTTACCCCCTCTTCGGAGGGGGTTTTTTTGAAAACCAAGTAAATGTTCAAAAACTAAATCGGCCAAAAACAGCGCGCACCAATTTTTTGAGATTTTCAATTTTTATAACTATTTATAAGACAAAGGAGATTTTGTTATGGGAAAGAAAAGACGCATGAAAAGCAACAAAACTAAATTTGGTTTGAAATACAAGCTACACCCGGCTTTGGCCACTGAAGAAGAAGCAGAGCCCACAGAAGAAGCGACAGCTGAACCACCGGCCGAAGAGGTTACCGAGGAAAAAAAAGTACTCGAAACAACGCTACCACCGGACCCAAAAAAGAAAACACCTCCGTTCAGCCCCAACAAAAATAAAACCACAAAGTTTAAGTAAGCTTTCTATTCGGTTCACACTAATTACCTTTAGCTAGGAGAATCAAGAAGAATGGCTTTACCAACTTTAACACCTGCATCTACAATTAGCGCTGTAATTTTGCCTTCTGCAAGTTTACCAAGTGATGCTGAGTCTGCGGCATTTCCTTTTTCTGTATATACCGCAGATCATTACTTTTTATCTGGCGCAGCAGACCAAGTAGCCTATACGTATAAAAAATTAGGTGGCGACGTACTTGATATTGAGCTGACTCAGGAACAAGTTTTTTCTGCTTATCAAGAAGCGTGTTTGGAATATTCTTATCTTCTTAACATACATCAAGCAAAAAATAGTCTAAAAGATTTATTGGGTGCCCAAACAGGATCCTTTAATGAGGATGGACAGCTGCAGGAAGGCCATGGCTTATCCGGGTCAAATGTCAGTTTAAAGTTCCCAAAATACTCTTTTGCGAACGCACGTAGGATTGGGCACGAATTTTCCACAGAAGCAGGTTTTGGAGGCTCAAAACCAATCTATTCGGCAAGTTTTAATGCTACATCGAGCATACAAGATTACGATTTACAAAACATTGTGTCTTCCAGCGCTCTAACGTCGGGAGTTCCCTTCGAGGGGAAGGTGGGAGACAATAGAATTAACATAACAAAGGTCTATTACAAAACATCAGCAGCGATGTGGAGATTTTATGGTTATTATGGCGGTTTGAACGTTGTGGGTAACCTCTCCAGTTACGGACAGTTTACAGATGACGCAACATTTCAGTTGGTACCGGTTTGGGAGAATAAAGCACAGGCCATGGCTTTTGAAGACGCTATTTATACAAGAAATAGTCACTACTCGTATGAAATCAAAGATAACAAGATAAGAATCTACCCCAGCCCCAACAGCGCTGGACCGTTAGAGTTTTGGATTCAGTTTTTCTTAGATACACGTACACCATGGGCAGAAGAATCCAGCACCAAAACTGGTGTCGATGGAATCAACAATGTCAACAGTCTTCCATTTGAGAACACACCATACCAAAAAATTAATTCTATTGGTAAACAGTGGATTCGTAGGTTTGGGTTGGCAGTTTGTAAAGAGATGTTAGGCAATATTAGGTCTAAATTTGCAACTGTGCCGATTCCTAACCAAGCCGTCACACTCAATGGCGCTGCATTAATATCACAAGCAACCACCGAACAAGATAAGCTACGAGAAGAGCTTAAAACGATATTTGATGAGCTTACGTATACAAAAGTTACCGCACAAGATGTGGAAATGGCCGATTCTCTTAACAAGGTTCAGGAGAAAGTTCCTAATTTAATTTATACGGGGTAATAATGAAAAATGTCAGAAAAAAAGAACAAATGGACACAACCAGCGCAACCCCCACCGCCTTTATTTTTAGGTAAAAAGGAACGCGACCTAGTTAAGCAAGTTAATGATGAAGTCATTGAACGAGTTGTAGGTCAAGCTGTGGTTTACTACCCCATCAGTACAACACATACTGATTTTCATCCCATTTATGGCGAGGCAATTAAAAAATCTTTTTTAAGCCCTATACGAGTTTATGCTTTGGTGGAGTGGGGAGGTTATACAACTGAAATCACCGATTTTGGTGTTGACAGACGGGCACAATTGACTGTCAACTTTCATCGAAGGAGATTAACAGAAGACCAAGATCTCTTCGTCAGAGAGGGCGATTTTCTTTTGTATGATGACCAGTTTTATGAAATATTAACTGTTAGTGAAATAACACCAATTTTTGGTCAAGTGGAGCACTTTATGGAAGTACAAGCAAAATGTATCAAAGCCAGAGAGGGACTGTTCAATGGCTGATAATACTGGAGTAAAAAACGCTGATGATATCCTAAAAGATATAGAGATAGAACCTTCAACCATAGAAAATATTGATATTGCCATGTTTAAGTTTGTTGACGAAAGATTAAACATCTTTGCAACATCAAATGATGGCTTTAAAAAGGTGCCTGTTTTGTTTGCTAGTGCCGAGCGTTCTTTTTTGGTTAAGGAAGAAAGAGCAGTCGACATTAGAGACGAACAGGGTACCTTAAGGTTCCCCCTCATAAGTATTCAGAGGACTAATTTACAAAAAAGTGCTGGGGGCCTCAAAGAAGGAACTTTTATCGGACCAACGCCTTTCTTTGTTGATGCCATCCACGGAAGTTATATTCAAATTAACAGAAAGATTGTTCGCGATAAAACAAATAATTTTGCCGTTGCCAATAATATTAAAAATTTAGGGGGGGTTAAGCGTACACCAAACGGTCAAGCCTATTATCCCGGAAAAAACGACAAACAAGTTGTGGTGGTTAGTTATTATATTCCAAGACCGACTTTTGTTAATGTAACATACACCGCAACTTTAAAAAGTAACTATATACAGCAAATTAATGAAATGGTAACCCCTTTCATAACAATGGGTGGATATGCCAAAGATTTTGTCATAAACAACAAAGGCCACAAGTACGAGGGTTTCTTTGATGGCACGTACTCACAGCAAAACAATGTGGCTTCTTTCGCAGATAATGAGCGAATTTATACCACCGCAATGACCTTTACTGTGCTTGGTTATTTGATGGGAGAGGGCAATAATCAAATCCGTCCAAAAATCATAAAAAGAGAAAATGCAGTGAAGGTGAAAATCCCTCGTGAGCGTGTTATTCTTGGTGACATTCAAGAGTTTGACCCCGACAGTGGCTTTTACCGCGATTGATAAAGCACTTTGACAAAAACAAAACTATTTATTAAGACATAACATGCAATTTTTTAAAAAACCTGTAAGGAGAATTATTTCATGTCTTCACGCAAATTCAAATTTATATCACCGGGAGTTTTTATCAATGAAATTGATAACTCTCAACTTCCCGGCCTACCAGCGGACGTTGGACCCGCTCTAATTGGTAGATTCGAAAAGGGTCCAGCACTAAAACCAACTCAAGTAAACTCATTTGAAGAGTTTGTTAGTATTTTTGGCAAACCTATTCCGGGCGGCAAAGGCGGTGATGTTTTTCGTGAAGGCAACTACACTGCTCCTACGTACGCAGCATACGCAGCGCAAGCATACCTTAGAAATAATTCCCCAGTAACAGTTGTACGTCTCGTTGGCGATACAAACAAAGACGCAACTGGCGAAACTGCATTTGCAGGCTGGAAAACAACCAATACAACCCCAAACACAACATATACATCCAATGGTGGTGCGTTTGGCTTGTTTGTTGGTGAGCATGCCGGCGCCCCGCAAAGTTTTACAATTAGCGTAGCACTATCAGGCGCACACCTCATCGCCGGCTTCAACGGAGCCGTTGGTTCTGCCAACGTAATAAGCCTTTCTAGTGGTAGCCATGATGATTATGTTGTGATCACTGGTTCTCTAGGTATGCACAATCACTCTGCTTCTTTCGGAACCGGCTCTTACTCGGCAACAACAACCAATGCGTTAATTGCTACTAACATCGCAGCTGCGGTAAATTCAGGCACAACTGCATTCCTTGGCGGGGGCCACGGATGGTCTGCTGCAGCCAGTGATGGCACTGTAACATTTACGCCACCAAGCTCAGATGGTCAAGTTATCTTTAATTCATGGATGGCGATTACTTCTTCCGGCCCATCCGGAAGTGACGGGTCGGGCCATAGACTCTTAATGGAGACGGGATCTCTTGATGGAACTGTCGCAAACGCAGCAACTGCAAGCGTTACCGGAAGTACATTCCACTATGCCAGCGGTACATTGGCTGCTGTTTGGTATGTCAACAACGGCTCGATAGCCCTTTCTGGTACATCAATGCCGCACTACAATGTTAGCAGTTCTATTACTGCAAGCGCCGGCGCAATGATACGACCGGTGGACAACAATCGAACATTTAAGGCAGTCATAACAAGCAATGGCTCCACTGTTACGGAAGAGACATCTTTTGACTTTAACGTTAATTCCCCCCGCTTTGTCCGTAAAAGATTTAACACTAATCCGACTTTGACAAATTCAACAATTGTCGAGAATAGTGTAAATTATTTCCTAGGAGAGACTTATGAGGGTCACGTGAACAGCACGTTAACCCAAACAAGCAGAAATAATGTTTATGGAATTATTCTTCCATTGACAACTCCGGATGCCACAACGGCAGTTGGAGGTGACTTTAAGTATAGCTTCAGCAAAATGTCTACTAGTCAAGGCGCTTTAGCCAAGACCGGTTGGTTCATTTCGCAGGACCTTTCTACAAATTATAGCGATTATACGCCATCAAGCATGACAAAGCTGTTTCGCATTGTTGGTCGACTAACTCGCGAAGATGTCCAGAGAAACGTTAAGGTTTCTATCCAAGATATTAGAAAATCCACGGATCCGAATGATCAGTATGGTACATTCTCAGTGGTTCTTCGAGAAATCCAAGACACAGATGCTGCACCGGTTATTTTGGAACAATTTAATAATTGTAACTTAAACCCTGCATCTGATAACTATATCGCCAAGAAGATTGGTGACAAGTATGAAACTTGGGATTATCCCTCAAGAGCTTATAAGGAGTATGGCGACTATACCAACAATTCTGATTATGTGAGGGTAGAGATGGCATCAGATGTTAACGATGCAGTTACAGACCCATTATTGCTTCCATTTGGTGTGTTTGGTCCCCCCAGATACATTGGATACGCAATTGCTCTCACAGGAGCACTCCGAGATTACAATGACAGCTCAGATGAAACTACTGCTGGTACCTTTGTTTACCGCGGTTACAATTATGGCGGCGCCCGATTCGACTCCCCGGGAGATGCATCAATTGTTGCGGTCACGGGATCATCTGCTCACTTAAGTAGTGTTTCTGGTTCTGGTATCATTCCTACAAAATATAAGTTCCCCGAGCTTCGTTTAAGAATTTCAAGCTCCGAGGGCTTTGTAATTGATCCCACAGACGCTTATTTCGGAGTGGATACGACTTATAATTCTAATGAATTTGATAAAACAACACTCGACGTTATTCGAGCTAAACCGGATACCATAGATTCTCATACTGCTGATAGTACAACCACAGAGAATTCTTGGGTATTCTCATTAGATAATATTAGAAACGCAAAAGTGTCGGCATCTCACTATACTTCTGATTACGCCGTTAACGCAGTATACGATGCTCAGGCAAGAACTAGTGAGTTTGCTTATAACAATCATACTGGTTCTGCAGGGGAAACAAATGTTCCAATCAACTCAGCAACCGCTTCGTACGAAAATGTATTGGATGCTGGATTTGATAGGTTCACCACATGTTTACATGGAGGCTTTGACGCTTTGGATGTTACTGAGCGTGAACCGTTCCGTAATACATTGATTGACGGAGAGTCAGAAACTGCAAACTACGCTTTCAATTCTCTGACTGTTGCGATTGATTCATTACGAGACCCAGAACGAGTGGAATACAATATGGTAGCGATGCCCGGTGTTACTAATAATAGCTTAAATAGCAAACTTGTTAGGACTGCTGAGAGCCGCGGAGACGCCCTCGCAATTATTGACCCACAAGGTGGCTATGTTCCCGATACAGAAGGAACAGATTCCATTGAAAATAGAATTGGGTCTGTAGCGAGCACGGTTAATAACATGCAACAAAACTTGAAATTAAATTCAAGTTACGGTGCAGCTTATTACCCATGGGTACAGATTCGCGATAATGTCAATGCAGCAACTTTATGGGCACCCCCATCGGTGGCAGCAATTGGAGCAATGGCCTATTCTGAAGCAGTTTCAGAACTTTGGTTTGCCCCGGCCGGCTTCACTCGCGGTGGATTGTCCACAAACAATGCCGCTGGAGTTCCAGTCATTGGAGTTCGCCAGCGACTCACTTCGAAAGATCGTGATAAATTGTATGAAAACAACATTAATCCGATTGCAAGCTTCCCAGCCGAGGGTATTGTCATCTTTGGTCAGAAAACGCTTCAAACGACGCCTTCTGCCCTTGACAGGATTAATGTTCGAAGATTGACTATCTTCTTGAAACGAGAAATTTCAAGAATTGCAGCTACTCTGTTATTTGACCAAAATGTCAAGATTACTTGGAATAAATTCCGAGGTCAGGCAGAAAACTTCTTGAGCGGTGTAAAATCTGGTCTAGGGTTGACTGATTATAAAGTTATTTTAGACGAGACAACAACTACACCAGACCTTGTTGACAGAAATATACTTTATGCCAAGATCTTCGTAAAACCGGCACGTGCCATTGAATTTATTGCCATCGACTTTATTATCACAGATAGTGGAGCAGCATTTGATGATTAAAAAAATTAGCTACTATTTAAAATTAGAGATTAAGGAGATTTTATAAAATGGCATTTTGGAGTGATAGCACTGTCGAACCAAAAAGACAATTTAGATGGCTTCTGTACTTGCCAACTGACACTGGCACATCAGGAGCTGCAGCAATTCAAACGTATCTTGTGAAAACGGTCACAAAGCCTGCGTGGACTATGAGTGAAACGGCCGTAAACTTTATGATTCACACCTTTAAATATCCGGGGCGCATAACTTGGAACAATGTCTCTGTAACATTGGTTGATGCAATTGATCCAGATACTTCTGGCATTTTGAATAAGATCTTTCAGTCGTCAGGTTATAGAATTCCAGACACAGAAGAAAATGCCATTTTTTCGTTTTCAAAAAGTGGCGCAATCAATTCTTTAGGTACACCGCGACTTGTACAAATCGACGCCGGCGGAAATGTCCCCACCGTCGAGGCTGCCCCGCGTGAAATTGAAGAATGGACCATGGTTAATGCATGGGTAAATAAAGCCCAATTTGGATCTCTTGATTACACCGGCGATGGACTAAGTGAAGTACAGTTGGAGATTTCATATGACTATGCGCGTTACAAAGGAGATTTCCAGCGAAATCGTAAAGAGCTTAAGTCCATCTTATAGGATTTAAAAAATGTCTCACTTCTGGTCATCAAATACTAAAAAATCATACATCGAACCAAAGCGCCAATTTCAAGCGATAGGTATAACTGATTTTGTACAACCCTTTCTCATACAAAGTATGACCAAGCCGTCATTTCAATCAATTTCTTCACAAACAGTTAAAAAAATATTAAAAAATGGTACAATAAAAACTGAGAACCATTATAAAAATGATTATCAGTTAAACTCAATTGATATGACTATTATTGATGCTTATGATTTGGAAGTACAAGATAACCTATTGAACTCATTAAATAAATCCCAAACCATGTTTGATTTACTAACCGCCGGCGGCTGGACCCTGCAATCAAACGAGAGGTCACGTGGCATTTTAACCGCGACAAAAGAACTTTTGAGATTTCCAAATTTTCAGATATTAGAATTAACACCGCATGCACGTAGCAGCACAAAAAGAAAAGCAAGCGCAATTGCTTCAGCAGTCACTGATGTCGTTGGGGATTTATTAAGCGGAGATTTTAGTCTTGGAACCGCAGCAGAGACCGCTTCAACGGCCGTTAATTTTTTGGGAGAAAATGTTGCAGGAGTATGGACCATTAGTCGCCCGGTGATCACTGGTGTTAATTTCGGTGATTTTAATTATAATGGCGACAGCATAACAACAATTAAAGTATCGTTAGCATACAACAACTTTAAATACGAAAAAAGTTTCGTTTAAAACAATTAAAAAGAGGTAAATATGAGACAAAATGATGAAAGGATTGGGAGTCCTGCTCCTCCTCCGCCTGTGATTCCGCAAGGGAGCGCTGGAGTGTTAAATTACGTGATACCAACGGAAGTTGTGGATATACCGAGCAAAGGACGTTTTTATGATCCAGAGCACCCTTTACACAATAAAGAATATGTAGAAATTAAACATATGACGGCGAAAGAAGAAGATATTCTAACTTCCGCGAGTTTGGTTGAAAAGGGAATTGTCTTAGATCACTTAATTCAAAGCCTTTTGATAGATAAGAGCATTAATGCAAAGACATTGTTCGGCGGCGATCGAAATGCCATTCTTTTAAATGCGAGAATTAATGCATATGGCCCAGATTATAAAGCAACATCCCAGTGCTCTGGTTGTGGCCACTTTACAGATGCAGAATTTAATCTCTCAGATATAAAAAACAAAGAAATGGATGAAAATGACACGCCTTCCGTGGTATTGCCCAAAACCAAGTATCCAGTTACAATGAAATATTTAACGGCCCATGAAGAAGAGCTACTTCAAAAAGAGGTCGATAAAAGAGCAAAGTTGGGATATGGTGATAATGCTTTGACAACTTTTCTTAAATTTGTCGTAACTTCCATAAATGGTGTAAAAGCCAGCGATAGCAGCGTTAACGAATTTATTGAAAACATGCCGGCTGCAGATGCCAAGCATATTAAGAACTATTACGCCGATACAAAGCCCGATGTGGATTTTTCTTTAGAGGTTGAGTGTGAATCCTGTTCTCATACGGAAAGGAGAGTGGTGCCGATTACGGCACAATTTTTTTGGCCTGAATCATGATTATATGAAGCATGTGTATAAACTCTTCCTTGCTTTTAAGGATAATTCTAATTGGTCCTTTTTAGAACTTTACAACCTACCCGTTGCCTTACGTTCATGGTTTATTGATGAATTTGTTGAACAAAAAGAACGACAACAAAAAGCATTAGAAAATAAACAACGCTAAACTATTTAATATCAAGAGGTAATTTGATAAATGACTGATGATCTAACGCCGGTACTACTCAATAAACTCAACGAGTCCGTGAAAAAGCAGACCGAAGCAACAAACCAGTTGAAGGACACAATGAAAACCCTTGGGGCCAACCGTCCCGGCTCAACTACCGTACCTCCCGTTCCTGACGGCGAAATGCCAGACATTTTGAAGCCCACTAGAACTGATAAATTACCTGAAATTGGCTTATCCAAAGCCACCATTGATGCACTAGTAGCAGGCATTGCCAACGCTTCTACGCTTGCTATGATGGGCGCCCACAAGCTTGGCCCGGGCAAAGCCGCAGCAGCAGGACAGGGAATGAGTTTTGTGGCCAGTCTTGCCGATCAATCCGAAGCATTGAACAAGACTTCCACTGAGTTTGCCAAGTTTGGGCAAGAAATATTAGCCTCAAATTTTAAATTTGGTGATATTACAGATGGAATAAAAGCATCAGAAGAGTCACTTAATAAATTAAATATTTCCACTGACCATGTTATTAAGACCATGACAGTGCTTCGCTCAAGTTCGCGCGCTGTACAAAATGAATTGAAAAATAATGGAGAACAGGGCAAAAAAAATGTAGTTCAATTAGCCGCCATGGCAGCCCAATATGAAAAAATGGGCGTTGGGCCAGAAGAATTTGCCAAAGCCATTGAAACAGCGAGAAGTAGCTTGGGTCTTTTTACAAAATCAGGCGAAGTAAACACTAAGCAATTAGAAAAGCTAATGGGTAAATCTTTAGCCCTGTCTAAGGTATACAAAACACCCCTAGGGTCAACTATAAAAGATTTAACACAGTCATTCCCTCAGTTGGCTATAATGGGTGTTGGTCCGCTTGTGAACAATTTTGATAAACTGAGTAACGTTGCGGCAGAAACGGGAGTGGAAATTAACTCCTTGATGGAAATGTCTAAGAAGTTTAACACGTTAGAGGGCGCCGCCGATGTTGTAGGAAATTTATCTGCCGTACTAAAAGGCACCACAGTCTCAGTTGGCGAAATGATAGCAGCGGAACCTGCAGAAAGGGTGCAAGCAGTATTAGGTGATATTAGGGGTGCCATCGAGGAAGGTCGTTTCGAACTAGCCGAAGGCGGCATGGAAAGGGTTTACCAAGTTCAAGCGCTGGCCCAAGCAGCCGGTACCACTGAAGAAGAGATGAACAAGCTTCTAAGAAACCAAACAGACATTGAAGGACTTTTCGAAGCTCGCGCCGGCCAGATCAAAGTATCGACTGATGAAGCCGCCAAAGGTACCGCTGACATGCTTTCAGCCGAAGAAAAGAAGCAAGCAGTGTACACCACTTTGAACAATAAGGTAGTGCAAAACACGGATAGCTTTAAAGAATTTACAAAAATTGTAAACACTAATACAGAACAAATGCGAATGAAGATTGGCGAATTTGGAGAATCGCTGGGCACTATCCCGGGTATATTGGGCGGAATAAAAACAACAATAGAATCTTTTACCGGCGGTGAAGGCGCCAAAGAAGGCGCAGGATTTTTTGGCACACTTCTATTTGGCCGGCAAGAGCTTTTTCAAGAAAACACCATGGCGATAGAAAAATTATTAAGACAAACGGATGACTTGGTAATAAAGCTTGGCCAAGGAGTGACGGACCTTTTAAAAGCGCAAGCGCAAGCTAGGCAAGATCCGGCCACCGTACCGGAAGACACCTTTAAACCGGACCCGGGCCAGTCTACGACGCCCCGGGGCCAAAGCGTCAAACAAGACCCAAATGGAGATATTAAAATCACCACTGTTTTTGAGACGGATATACCAGCTGGCATTCTTGCCAAATCAGTAGAAAAGAAACAGATTAAGGAACTACAGTAGTAGGAGGGAGGTTTAAGCAATTGGCAGATTTTGGAAAATTAATTAAGACAGTGAAAGATGTTTCGGCGCTCTTCAACGGCGGAACTGTAAAAGGAATGATTGATGAAGATGTCGAGCTTATAGAAATCGAACCCCTTCACACGACAATAAACGGTGAAAGCATCATTGTATTAATTGAGCCGGTTGATTTAACAATTGACAATTCTGTTCGTATAGGTATGGCCGGAGGCGGCAACTATTATGGTCGAGCAGATAATATTCCTTCATACTCCGGAACGGATCGTTCTGTGACCATAAGCTTTAAAATGGTCAAGAGTTATATTTTAAATGGCGCCGAAGCCGTTTCTAGCAACACAATGACAGCAAACCTTCTACAACAACTCATATACCCTGCATATATGCCAACAGCCAAACAAAGCACGAGCGTATTGAAAACACCACCTTATTTTAGAATTTTATATGGTGATCTTCTTGGAGATTTTAAAGGCGGCCAAAGGAAGGGCCTGCCGGGGTATATAAGTAACTTAAGGATGTCGATGACCAATCGCGGTGATATTGGAGAGAATTTAACTTATGGTGTAAATGACACTGTACTCCCAGTCTCATATAATGTGACTATTGAATTTAATGTGCTTCATGACCATACGGTTGGCTGGTATGACGGAAAGTTTGCTGGTGACGGCCGCACAAATTGGCCGAACAACACAGGTATTGTTATAGACCAAACTGCTGACGGCCCGGGCTTTTCTGGCGGAAACGTTGTGGGTGAAGTTTTAGGCGCAGCCGCAGCAATAGGGGTTGCAGGTTTAGTTGGAAAAGCTTTGCAATCTACTGGTGGCTCAACATCACTAAGCGTTAAGAAAAGTTCGAACGCGGTTAAGAAGGGGCTATTATAATGATATCGCGATACAAAGACAGAATCATTTTTATAAATCAAGACGACAAATATATTGACCAACTTAAAAAAAGAAAAGTTAACTTTATAAAACATTTCTCCACTCCAGAGTTTAAATATCCAAAACCGGAGGATCTGGATGGAGTTATTGTCCACATTGAAACTTATAAAGTTGGCGATCGTTTTTACAAATATTCACAAAAGTATTATGGAGACCCCACTTATTGGTGGGTTATCGCCCAATTTAATCAAAAGCCTATGGAAAATTTAGTAAGCCTTGGGGATGTTATATACATACCTACGCCGCTGACTAAGATTCTGGAGATTTTCGAGGGAGAGTAAATGAGTAAACTGCCTTCTATATCTGATTATATCACGTCGCTTGGTAGCCTTTCTAAAAATCAACAAAAACTTTTAGGATATTACAGCGAGCTTTATGAGTTTTATAATGACAAGAGACCCGACAATAAATATATTTATTATTTAGACGAAAATCCTTATTTAGAGCCTGCACAGACCATGACTCCGGAAACGTTAAAGTTTTTTAGTGCGAATCCATTACAGCTAAGCTTAATGAACCCCTCAATTAAAATATTTAAAGTATTTCAATCCAAAGGAAACAAAAAAAGAATCCAATTTCCTTTTGAAAATAAAATGGATTATGATAGCTTTAAAGATCCAATTAAATATATTGGAGAGCAAACACCTTTCATAGCAGAAAGGTTTATGGGCCCATTGGTTGGTTTAAAGGACTTAAACATTTCCTTTAAGGGTTTGGGTGGTAAAGGCGCAACCCCTGCAACTTTAACGAATGTTGTTGTCAATTTATCAATGGACTTTCAAGATGTAAAGATGTTGTTCAAAAACCTTGATGATGAGGGAAATGTAAAATATAAAGATTTGTTTGCGAGCCCTTCTAAAGCAAATTATAGAATTGTTATAGAGATCGGGTATGGGATTCCTGATAACTTAGACCTAGACCTCGAACAAATGTCAAAGAGAAAGTTAATTTTAAACTTATTCCCCAATGGCGCAAAAACAAATATAACATATAATGAAAACGGCAGCGCTGACCTATCAACGACATTAGAGGGCTTTTCTGAAACCGTAGGGCAATCTTTTAACCTGTTGGATCCAAAATATTATAAAGAAATCCGCAAGAGCACGAATATGCTTGTTATGGACAAGGAGGAGCAGTTTTCTCCTGAAGAACTCAACAAGAAGCGTGACGATTTAGACGAGTTGATAAGGAAACGTGAGATTGACAAGCAACTAGCTGCTTCAAAAGCTATTTCGGACGACCAAAAGCCAGACCAAAAAAAGTCCAAAGGTGCCATTAAAAAACTGGAAAAAGAAATAAAAAATCTTGAAGTAAGGGCGCAGTTAGCGCGACAAGCAAAATCGATACCACCCGTTTTCTCTTTCGTCTCAGCCCTTTACGAACTCAACAAAGTGTATTATTTGGAAATGGACAATGAGCAATATAAAAGATATATTAGAAAAATTGCTCAAGGGGAGCCGGTAGAGGTCAGCACCCTTAAAGTTATCCCAGAAGAGAGTAAAAAAATAAAACTTGCCCCACCAGACATATTGGATAAAGCCGCGCCGAATGCAGTTTTGTTTAACGGGGGAAGTTTTAGAATAAGAAAATTTAGCGGCAAAGCATCAGATACAGATTCTAGTTTTGAAAAGATAAAGTATTTTTATTTTGGGGATCTTTTAAATATTATCTTGAACAACCAAGCGGGAACGGGTGTTGGCCAAGATTTGGATGATCTGGGCGATGATGCATTTAATATACTTTTGGGCCCAACAGTCTTTATCCAAAACAAAAACACTAAAAAGATTTATAACATGGCAAATGTGCCGATATCTTTAGATATGTTTTTATTTGAGCTTAACAAATTAATAGTTAGCGATAATCGAAAATTTATGAGTCTAAGACAATTTTTGTCTGACTTTATGAAAAGGTTTTTTGATTTGAATGTCCTCGCAGGAGAAAAGGAAAAAACGGGCAAAGATCTACAATTTTATGCTGGGAGTCAAGTTTATACGCTAGATGATAAAACTATCGACAAGGAAACTAAAACAATTAAAAACTTTGCAGATCATATGGGCGCCGAGGGCACTACGAAAATTAAAGACTTTTTGCTTATTAAAAATATTTTATACGATAAAAGAGTAAGCAAGAAGAAACGCAAAAAATTAAATATACCGACTATATTCTTGGGCGGTCCCGACAAGGGGCCGTTAAAATCAATATCATACCAGCCGATACAACTGAAAGGGCTGGCAGCTCTAGCTATATCTCAGCAGTATAATCTGACCAAGGGAGATCAAGATTCGATTGGAGACGCGGACGAAGATTCTATTTTGATAACAAGTAAAATGGCAGCTTCCTTGAGCTTAAAGGGCAATCCGTTTCTGAATTTAAATGATAAAGTGTTTATAGATTCACGGTTTGTCGACGGTGGTTTTTTCCAACAGAAGAATAATAACTTGTTTTTCTCTGGTTTGTTTTATGTGCATGCCTTAGCGCACAGCATTCAGGGGAACGAATGGGTGACAAACTATGAATTGTTGTACACTGGCGAGCTAGAAACACAAACATATACAAGCACGCCATATACCGTTCCGCCAGCACCACAAAATGCTGCGCTTTTGGAAGAGGCCAAAAATAATACCACTGGTGCGCCAAACAAAAAAGCTGCCCCCAAAGACGCAAAGAAGAAAAAACCAAACAAGAAAAAATCTAAATCATCGTCCTCTAAAGCCAATAAGCCTAAAAAGCCTACAAAACCGGTAACCGCTAAGTCGGCTACTGCCAAGGAAATAGAAAAAAAAGAAATACAAGAATTTAACCAAGCCGAATCAGAGCGATATGCCTCCGGCGAATATAACACATAAATGAAAGGGACCTATTTATCATATGCTCAGCAATAACTCATCTAAGGCTTCTGAATTTTTTAAAAGCAAGAAAAAATATGATGAAACTTTTCCTGTTGTAAACAAAAACAGGCTTTATGATTTTTGGTATGATAAACCATACTTTGGAAAAGTAAACTCTAAGGGAATTACAATTTACCCCAAAGAAGAATTTTTGGGCAATCTGGACGAACAAGGCCAATATAAGGCACTAGACTTTGTTGCGGAGGCTTTTTTAGACCTTCAGAACTTTGTGCGCCGGTCCAAAGAAAGAGGTGTTTATCCAAATGATTTTCTTGAAGATTTTTCTCCCAAAAGAGCATGGAAATCCCTTCCTGTAGAGTATGACAAGTATTTTGAAGATTACATATTTAATCCTTTTTTAAACACTTATATGTTAGATAAAAAAATTAAGACATTTGACGACTTTGTTAACGAATACATTAGGTATGCGAGGACTGTTGCCCCGGATGTCTCTATCACGCAAAATGAGTTTATACTGGGAAGTAATTGCACGAATAAAATATCAGGACTCATTATAGATCTGATAGCCGATGATCATGGCGACAATGATCTAAAAGCAGAGGAGTACTTGAGAAAGTTTGAATACTTAAATTTTATTAATCCTTGTAGAAACTTTGGCTTCAGAATAAACAAGCATGCGCCATGGCAGCTCATAGCGGACCTAACCACCGAAGAGAACAACCCTATGCAAAAGTACGCAGAGGATCGTAACGTCTCTCTAAAAGACAATAGCTTTTTCGAAACTTATTACTACACCGCCTCAGAAATTGACTTTAATAATTTTAAGAGATACCTATATATTCTCTATACAAGCTATTATTCGGTTAACTCCACGTACGATAAAATAAAGGTTTCGCTATCCTCGATGAAATACGGCTCCCCACTTTTTTCAGATTACAAAACTAAAATTACGAAGGAGCTTCCAGTTGAGATGCCAGCCAGAACTTACGATGAATTTCAAGAGAAGTACGGCGACGAATATTTTTTAAAACTATATTTCAAAATAAGGTTGATCGAAAACAGCAAAGAACACAGGTACACTGACTTAGTTTATAATGTGCAAAGTTATTATAGTCTAGGTGGCACCACACAGGCTTTAGAATATATTGACTCAAAGCTAATAAATTCAAAGATATACACCGAGAAGGACAAAGAAGTATTCTTTTTTGCTTGATTAAGAAAAAAAAATATATATAATACTCACAATGCTGTTTCAAACGTTTGACGAAAAAAAAGATTGCTTCATGGTTTATAAAGACTCTGATTTTCATAAAAATATTACAGATGACTGCGACAAGACATGGGCATACGCAGCTTATTTAAAAAAAATGGACGTTGACTATGCAAACTTGTTTGTCTCTGGAAAATCTCTAGAAGAGGTGTGCCCTGAAGACTGGCGAGATAATTTGAAGAACATAGAGGACAGGATAAAGGCTGTTCTGAAATCAAGCACAAAGGTGGGAATGAACCTAAAAGATGTATGTCTCTATGATTTAATTCCGGAGCACATGTTGAGAACTTGGGCAACGGTCAAAAATAACATATGTGAGCACGTTTTCGAAACATATCCCAAACCAAAAAATTATGACTTGTTATTGAAAGTAGAAAGGATGATCACAGAAATAAAGCAGCAGCCGCTCGATATAGAGCCGGAAGAGATTGTGATTACAAGTGTGCAGGATAGGAACACATATAACACTGTAGAGGGCTGTAATAGGACTATAACATACGATCAATTCAAAACCAAGACTGGGCGACTAAGCACAAAAAAGAACTCCTTTCCTGTGATGACTCTGGCAAAGAAATATCGCAATGTTCTCAGACCAACAAACGATTGGCTCTTCGAGATTGATTTTAATGCTTGTGAGTTAAGAGTGGCACTTGGGCTGCTTGGACAGGAACAACCAGAAGAGGATCTTCACGACTGGAACCTAGAGAACGTCTTTCTTAGGTCAAAAGATCGCGAAAATGCCAAAAAAAGGATCTTTGCTTGGCTTTATAACCCAAAAAGCAGTGAAGATAGGGTCGGGAAGATTTACGACCGAGAAAAGATCAAAAGATTGCATTTTATGGATAATAAAGTAACGACTGTTTTTGGTAGAGAAATCGAGTGTGATGAGCACCACGCAGTAAGTTATATAATACAGTCAACTGCCGCGGATCTTCTATTCGAACAAATGCACAAAGTGTGGGAGCACTTGGAGCGCCGAAAGAGTTTTATTAAGTTTTGCAATCATGACTCGCTTATAATTGATTTTTCGGAAGAAGACCAATATCTTCTAAATGATATAAAACACGTCTTCAGTGATACGCGCTTTGGAAAGTTTAAAGTTAATTGTAGCGCGGGAAAAAACTGGCTTGATATGAAAAAGCTTAACATTAATTAAGGGGTATTGATGCAAACTGTTATTGGTTTAGGACAGGCCGGATGCAATATTGCTGACTGCATGAAATTATATCCACAGTACGATGTGCTGAAAATTGACGTTGGTCTTAAGAGGACAAAAAAAACTCTGGGACTGAAAGAGCAAGCAACTCCGGAGTTATATGAAGAAAAAATACCCAGAACACTAAATAAATTTCTGGAAGGCGTAGGAGACGAAACCTTATTCATTACAAGTTGCGGCTTTGTTTCCGGCGCAACTTTGCGTATTCTAGAAAAAATAAAAGACAAAACAAAAATAACATTAATGTATATAATCCCCGACAAAGAGGGAATGTCAGAAATTCAAAAATTACAAAACAACACTTTATTTAATGTTCTCCAGCAGTTCGCAAGATCGGCACTGTTTGAGAAAATTATTTTAGTTGACAACAATAAATTATCTGATATAATAGGCCCTGTTCCGATTTTAAATTATTGGGAAAGTATAAATCAGATGATTGCTTCAACTTATCACATGATTAATGTTTTTGAACATAGCATGCCAGTTTTTACAACGTTTACAAAGCGTATAAATACGGCACGCATGTGTACAATTGGGTTTAATAAATTTGATGAGGAAGAAGAAAAATACTTTTTTAACCTTGACATTCCAAGAGAAAAAAGGTATTATTATGCTATACCTCATAGTGCCCTAGAACAGGACCCTATGTTGATGAATAAAATTAAAGAACAGGTTAAAAGATCAGTAGAGCATGACAGAATGAAGGTGGGATACGCAGTATACTCCACACAATATGATCAATCATACATCTACTGTGAAAGTAACAGTTCGTTAATACAAAAACTAGTATCTTAAGAGATTTATTAAGGTAGCTTTAACAAAAGGAGAAATTATTTATGGCTATTGATATGGAAAAAATGCGCGCTCGACAAGTGGCATTGAAAAACAACGGAAATGGTAACTCAAATCGCTTTTGGCGTCCCCAAGATGGAGAACAAACAATTCGTATTGTATGCTCTTCTGATGGAGATCCCTTCCGTGATTATTGGTTTCATTACAACGTTGGCGACCAACCCGGCTTTTTGAGCCCTAAGCGTAATTTTGGAGAGGATTGCCCTCTAGATAATTATGTGAAGCAGCTTTGGAAAGAGGGCAGTGAAGAATCTAAACGAGTTGCCAAAAAACTTAGTGCTCGCCAGCGCTTTTTTGCTCCCGTAGTTGTGCGAGGGGAAGAAAGTGAGGGGGTTAAGGTTTGGGGCTTCGGCAAACGAACCTACGAGACGCTTCTGGGGCTTGTTTTAAATCCTGAGTATGGAGACATCACGGATCCTGAGTCAGGCACAGATTTGGTTATTGGATACGGAAAACCTGCAGGCGCATCTTTTCCTGAAACCAAAATTACGCCACGTCGTAAATCAACGCCGCTTCACAAAGACTCCGACCGCGTTGTCGAGTTGATGGAAGATGTTCCAGATTTTGAAGAGGTCTTTGAGTCCGGTCGAAAGACCCCTCAAGAGGTTGAGGATATTCTCGCTGCTTATCTGAACAGCGAAGATTCATCGGATGAACCCGCACCGGCAGCCGCCGACACAGTTAATGGAAATAGCGTAGATAAGGCTTTTAATGAGCTTCTAGGTTAATTTTTATACCGCAGGGAGGCATGGGTTTACAGATGTCTCATTTTCAAAACACGAAAGGGTAAAAAATTGTTAATAAGAGCAGTTGAATGTAAAGATTGTGGTGATATTATTTATTCAAGGGCTGATGAAGATTTTAGAAAATGCTCGTGTGGCTCCGTAGAAGTAACAGGCGGTCACATGCACTTTAAGCACTATACTATTCCCGGTGCGAATTATGAAATTAAAAAAGTAGATGTTGATATTTCTCTTGACAAATTATATAACGATTGGTACGATATGATTGATGCTTATGGTTTAATAAAAGCAGAAGAAAGTAACACAAATAGGAGTGAAAATGGAGCTATCTAAAAAAGTATATAAAAAAGGTGACGCAGATTTTAATAAAAGAATTAATGAGGTTGCCAAGAGATTCAAGGGCAAAGGCGGCGGACCGGAAAGTGAAACTGCTGTTAATGCCTTTAAGCAGGACATGGGCGACGGTTATGTAACCTTTTGCTCAGACAACAGTGATATCACAAATCTGCTAACAAGAAGTAAAGGTTATGTTTTAGAGGTTACTGATTATGGAGAGAATGTCATAATTAAACTCGATAGAAAGGGCTTCCGTAGTTGCTTTCATGCATTTAAAATTTCGAAATAAGGAGAAAATCAATGGCTCGTAGAAAAGAAGTAAAAGCTGGCAAACTCAGCATAGAACAAATGAGGCAGCTTATTAATAAAAAAGCCGGCATGCAGGTTGCCCACGATCTTAACGATGAAAATAACCCTACAAACGTAACCGATTGGATTCCAACCGGCTCTCGTTGGCTGGACGGTATTATTTGCCGCGGCAAGCTGGCTGGTGTGCCTGTTGGAAAAATAACCGAAATCGCGGGACTGGAATCAAGCGGCAAGTCGTACATGGCTGCACAAATTGCAGCCAACGCTCAGAAGAAAGGAATCGATGTTGTTTATTTTGATTCTGAATCTGCATTAGATAATTCCTTCCTCACCCGTGCCGGTTGCGATGCTAGTAAAATTCTATATGTTCAGGCAACAAACGTTGAATTTGTCTTGGAGACGATAGAAGAGTTGCTAAAATCAAACGATAACAGAATGCTGTTCATTTGGGATAGCCTAGCTTTGACTCCTTCCATCTCAGACGTAGAAGGGGATTTTAACCCTCAATCAACAATGGCGGTAAAGGCGCGCATCCTTTCTAAAGGCATGTCAAAGTTGCTTGTTTCTATTGCCAACACACAGTCAACGCTTTTGGTGTTAAACCAATTAAAAGCTAACATCACTCGTTCGCCGTCAGAGGCACTTACAACCCCATATATGACGCCGGGAGGAAAAACTCTTATCTACTCGTATTCATTGCGTGTTTGGCTTACTAGGCCAAAAGCAAAAGCCTCTTACGTTTATGACGATAAGGACTACCGAATTGGAAACACTGTGAAAGTAAAATTAGAGAAGTCTCGTTTCGGTTCGCAAGGACGCCAGTGCCAATTTAAAATTTTGTGGGGTGACAAGGTTGGCGTACAGGACGAAGATAGCTGGTTTGATGCCATTCAATCATCGGATCTTTTAAAACGCTCTGGTGCGTGGTACGAGTTGGTTTATGACGATGGTACTACTGAAAAATTTCAATCTGCGAAGTGGTTGGATAAGTTAGAGGATAGTAAATTTAAAAATAGAGTATTACAGATAATGGACGAAGAAATTATTAGAAAGTTTGACGAGCGCACAGGCAACGCTTCAGATTTTTATGACGAAGAAGGATAAAGGAGAAAGAAATGAGAAAAAGAGAAGTAAATTCAATTCGTAAAACAAAACAAAAAAACCCGAAGAAAGCGTATGATTTTCTGAATCCCGCCGGAACCAAGAGCTTTCACCCGACAAGAGAAGAAGCCGAGCGCGCTCGCAAAAAATGGAAGCCACAAATAACACAGCTCTACAGTATGGGTATCATTAAACCCGGACACAGGCTCGAATTAGTCTTCTCGGGATACGATAAAACGATTTCACTTGATGTTAAAGGTGTAAATGGTTCATCAATGGTGTTTCGCAATCCTCGCGGCGGCGTAGTTAAATTGATAGAGATCAGGAAGATGATCGAAAGAAAAACCGGAAAATCCCCGGTGTTGGACTGTAAAAAGACTATTCACGAGCAAACAAAAAAGTCGTTGGAAGATCTTAAAAGTTTATGTAAGAATTCTACTAAACAGAGATATCCCGATAAAGATCCAGAACAATTAAACCTCTTAGAGATTTTTGATGGACCTCTGGAAGAAGTTGAAACTGAAGTTTGTGAATCAAGCCCGAGCATGGATATCCTACCACTCGATGATTTCGCAGAATTTAAGGATGATTTCGACACATACTCAAACAATCAGGCAAACTTTATTAATTCCATAGACCGTTTTTCAAATGAGGATAAAAAAACTTTATGGAAAAAGAACTTGATAAACATGCTTTCTCTGAATGTGTAACCTTTAAAGTGCATTTATATAGTCGATGAACAAAAATAAAAACAACATAGCAAACAAAAGAGTTATGATCATAGACTCATTAAATATGTTTCTAAGATCATATATTGTCAATCCAACGATGTCAAAAGATGGAAACCCCATCGGAGGCACCGTTGGATTTCTTAAGTCCTTACAAAAGCTTTCAAGAGAGATCAAGCCAGACGCAATTATTATGTGCTGGGACGGCAGAGGCGGCAGCAGGAAGAGAAAACAGGTAAATAAAAACTACAAAGAGGGCAGATCTCCCATTCGCTTGAACCGCAATATAAAGGTTTTAACCGAGCAACAGGAAAACGAAAACAGAATCTGGCAGATGCACAGAACATTTGAATATCTTAACAACTTCCCAGTTATACAATTAGTTGCAGATGAGGTTGAGGCAGATGATTTGATATCTTATATCACTCGTTATTCTTGTTTTAAGGGCGATCAAAAGGTTATCATATCCAGCGATAAAGATTTCTATCAATTGTTAGACGACAATACCATTCTTCATCGTCCCATTCAAAAGAAATTTTTAAACAAGCTCAATATTATAAAAGAGCACGGTATTCATCCAACCAACTTTGCTTTGGCACGTGCCATCGCCGGTGACAAATCTGATAATCTTGAAGGTGTTCCGGGAGTTGGGCTAAAAACAGTTGCTAAAAGATTTACTTTCTTTGAAGAAGAAAGAGACATCACTATGTCGGAGTTAATTGAGTTTTGTTCCAATCAAGAGAGCAAAATTAAGGCATACCAGTCTATAATAGAAAACCAAGGACTAATTAAAGAGAACTATAGTCTTATGCAACTCTATAGTCCGAATTTGTCTATCCAGACCAAACAAAGCGTGGACTGGACCATTGGTGAATTTGAATATGAGTTTAATAAGACTGAGACAGATCTCATGATGCTTGAAGATGGCATCAGTGAAAATTATTGGTCTGACTTATTTCAAGATTTTAGGCGACTATGCCGGGATAATAAAGAATGATATTTGTTGAAATTGCGGCCGCAGCTTTTGCACTGACCATGATGGTTGGTTGCGCTGTGACTATGAAAAATAATAAATGATTTTCAGGAGGAAAAAAATATGTACTTTTTAAAGCCGTTTGTTTTTGAAGATAGCCGCGTACCCGGACTATTGTCAAAGGTTTCCCCATTAAACATACAGGCCGTTAGCTTTGCTTGGTTTGTGTGGTGCCGGGGAAAGATTACGGATAGGTTACGTCGGCATGAAACAATCCACTTCTACCAGCAAATTGAAATGCTGTTTGTGCTTCAGTGGCTGATGTATGGACTTTTTTATCTAATTGGTCGCCTTAAGTACGGTTCATGGGCCCTCGGCTATTGGAAAAATCCTTTTGAGCAAGAGGCTTACAACAATGAAAACAACGAAAACTATTTTAAAGAGCGCAAACTTTGGGCTTGGACTAAATATATTTAAGAGGGCAACGTGAGTGAAAAAGTGTATTATAGTATTAATAGTAATAATGTTTACGCCGATCTCTCTTGCAAGTGCCCCTCCCCAAAAACAAAAATTCTATGATTTCGGTGAACAATTAATTAATGGAGAACTTAGGAAGCCAACGGCACTATACACAGATGCGCGCCGCCGAGCTAAATTCGAAAGGCTTCTTGAACTCAAAAAGAGTTTTCTTCCAAAATTATTTGACACAGCAAAGAATAAAGTTTTTAAATAAAACTTTTTTTTCAATCCTTATAACGACTTATGAAATAGCTTGACTTCTTTAATAAGAAATAATATACTTACTTTACATTTTAACGAGGTGACATGGAAAATCTAGGCGTCTTTGGTAAAAATTTCCAAGAAAATTTATGTAAATTACTGGT